GGCCTGGGGATAGGTACCGGAACAGCAGGGGTAGCTATGTTCAAAGTACAGTTTTTTGCCGCCGCCCAGGCGCAGATCGGAATAATAGAAGGTTTTACCCCTTCGCTGGCAATCATCCTTGAAGGGCAGCGCACTGCCGATGGCATTATAGAGCACCGCCTCGGCCCACTGGCCATAGCGCGCCTCTCCGGTCAGGGACAGCAGATGCCGCACGGTTTTGAATACCGCCCACGCACCATTTTGATATATGGCTCCGGCCTTTCTTACCCAAACGCCACTAATACGTTGTGTTATACCATACGGCCTTACCCGGAGTCCATTTTTCTTCAGCGCATTAAAAGCAGGACTGCTTACATCGGATGTGGTTTCTATGTTAATAAACACCTTTCCGTCTACTTCATTCCAGTTAGGATTTGGATATTTGCCTATATGCCATTCCGTGATTTCCGCATCCGTATTGACCCAGATTGTATTTTCTTTTGGATTGCTCGGCTGGGTAGTACCTCCTACGACTTTGAAATTAAGGGGGTTACCGCCACTGGAAACGTAGATATTAGGCATTACACCACCTCCACGTTACCGGTGACCAGATAAGATGTGGAAGACATTTTCTTCAGCGCTATCATTCCGTAACACGGTATTTTGATAGTCACATCGGCATCATCTGCAGTCCTGAGTCTTCCCTCGTCTACGTGGCAGGGAACTGTAGTTCCGGTAAATTTCACATACATTCCGTTGGTAGTCCAACTGCAAATCGCTATTTCTGAACCATTTGGCAGCGCTATAAGATCCCCGGCTGATACCGTCAAAGTAACTCGGCTGGTCGACATTAGTGTGTAGCCCAAATCCGCATCGGTAATCAGTCTATCTTCGTTCGCATATTTGATCGGACTATACAACGCATCTTTGGCAAGCCTAGAACGAGTTATAAGAGTAGTTACTTCTTTCTCGATTATCAACTGGTTATTATCAGCCGTTTCCTGAGCCTTGTCAGCCGCAGCCTGGGCGTTGTTGACCTGCACTTCTAAGTCCTGAAATGCACCAATCCAACCGTCGCCGATGATAGATTCCATCCATTCTTCTTCGGTACCTTCGAAACCATTTTGAACCGCTATAGCATAAGAAGACTCACCACGCAAAGCGGATAAACTTTTATAACCACCACTATCGTCTTTAACTCTAACTACGGCAGTATTAAATTCTCTCATTTACATGATCCTCCGTTCAACAAAAATACATATTGCCGAAAATATCAACAATCGATTTCGCTAATTTTACAGCGGCGATATCAGAACCAGCAATATTAGGATGTGCGTCATCTGTATAACTAACACCCCAATCAGATGTTTCGATAATATAACAATAACTTCTGGAATTAGCGCATTCGCGTATTTCATTTGCAAGCGACTGTTTAAACGGAATCATACAAACGATCGGTACACCAGGATACTTCACCTTTATTCTATCGATAAGCTCATTATAAGCATTAGTAAAATCGGTAGAGGTATAAGCACCAGAAGTAACAAGAGTTCCGTCATTGTAACCATGCTCGATAACAATAACGTCTGGATGCTGTTCGTTGACAGGAACCCCGTTCATATTATAATCGATAGCTTCTATCGGTTTATGGAAAGAAGAATTTCCGAGTACAGCAGTACCGCCATAACCGCACATAAGCGGAACGGCGTTAAGCATACGTGCTGTCTTAAATGCGAATCCATTAGTTGCGCTGTTAACGTCCGCGTTTGCGCCAGCACCAAGAACATTGATACCCTCAACGATAGAATCGCCAATAAACATGATATTACGATTACTATACGAAAGCGCAGTCTTAGTGCCGTTAGTGATTCCAGCAAAATAAACACCGACAGAACCATACCATTTACCACCGGGCACCGGATCGTTTTCGCCCATACCATCTACTATGATCCAAATTATATGCTCGTTATTATCAGGTAAAGTAATAGTCGTATTGTTTATTTTCTGTCTAATGAACGGAGCGCCGTCGATGCTATAAGCAAAATACGGAGTGTAAGCAGGTTCGGTTATGCTGTATAAACCGACATTAATCGCATTAGCACCGTTGACTTTAAACAAAATACCGCTACCATCAGCATTAGTACATTTTCTACTAACACCATCGATCGTCTTATCAAACCACCTTCCGATATACGTGTACTCTCCTTCTACACTAAAACACTTCGGAAGAATATAATCACTAAGTTTCATAGTAGACGTACTGAATTTATAGCCTTTAGTAGAATATATAAATTCGATACCCAGTTTAATAGGAGAATTTATAAGGGAACCTGTACCCGGCTGATATTCCTTCAACGAAGACGAACCAATTTTTTCATAAAAACCATTACCATTAAGGAAACGAATCAACATATATTGACCATTTTGAAGTTCGATCGGTATATCAAAAGTCGCTACATTTTTCTCAATAGAGGGTGTAATATCGGAATACGTTTCTACAAGAGATCCGTCAGCTTCAAAAACAAACAAAGTAAAATTCGTAGTCGTAGTTCCTGCCTTAAGTTCAAAACCACGAACTAAAATATCGCCGATAGCAATGAAACCATTACTATAAGCCTGAGATGGTGTTGCTAACAAGCTAGTACATTTACTGATTCCGTAATCTGTTTTATTTACCGTATCAACGTAATTAACATTGATAATACCGTTTTTTGCGCCGCTCTCGCACAATTCGGAAAATACTGAAAATTCCGACTTAATCTTAGTACTACTCCAAGTATCTTCACCATTAACGATATCGTCCTTAATCTCTGGGAGTCTAAACGATTCATATTCCTTAGGGTTGATCCATACCTGAGTATTGTCACGAGTAGGCTCAGTCTCCGAAACCTCAATCACATGTGTATCTCGAATTTGTTCACGAACAGCAGTACCAGCATTAGCATAAGTCTTACCATCGAGACCGACTCGAATATCAATTAATTCAGCGTCGCCAGTCGTACTACCGGCTGCTAACTTAGTGAAAGTGTCCATTCTGGCTTCAGCCGCAGCGGCACGATCTCTGGCCTCCAGATCGTTACCACCAGCTTTACCGTCATAGTAACACTGTTTAATAGCGTCATGAATCGACTGTCTAACGTCTTTGCCGTATACAGCCGACAAAATATTTTTTAATAACTTCTGAACATCAGCCATTACGTCGTACCTCCTTCTAAGGTTTCTACTCTAGCAACAAGAGTATTAAAAACTGCTTGGGTTACATAGTTCGCTTCGATATTGCTTTTATACGCCTCGAATACAGAAGTTTGAACGTATTCGCTAGGTAGTTGAGCAACTACATACTGAGCGCTTGCATTAGCTTGGGCTGCCGCACTAGCGCTACTACTAGCCATACCAACGGCAGTCTGAGCTACTGTAGCTGAACTACGTATTTGTTTTTCACCGTTGGTCTGTTTATCTGTTATACTTTCCGGAGGAATACCGAATATATATTCCGTATTCTCGGGACTAGTCATGTCGTATACGATCTTTGTGCACTGGAATAACGCATTCAAATTATGAGGTAGAGATATAACTCGCACAAGATCGCCGACATGAATACGTTCGGCGTCAGCATTAAGTAAATATAAATCGATAGCCTTTATGTCTAAAGTTACAGAAGCTTCGATGTTTTTACTTAGTGTATTCGTGCCTAGATTCTTTAATTGCGAGGCATCCTCTACTTCGGACCACTCAACTTTTTCTTCTATTCGCCCGAAAAGTGATATAGCCGTAGCGTTTTCGATATAATCTTTTCCGGAGTTAACAGACGAAATATTAAGTTTACCTTGTGCATTACCTTCACTATCGTATATAGTTGCGCCAATCGGTATGATTATCGTATAAATATTTTCAGCAGTGATATGCTCGGAAATATCAAGAAGATTATTACCGAATTCAATAGTTTGATTAATTTCGCCACCAGATTCACCAGTCCAGTCGATATAACGTTTACCATTCTCAGTACGAGTCTTCAAATATCCGCCATATCTACTGATTAATTTATCCTGTATCTCGCTTAAAGTATCAGAATAGTCGTCATTGGAGAACCACGGTTTTTCCGTTTCTTCGCCAGACGATCCGGAAGATCCAGCTTCATATACGGTACCTACAACAGAAGTAATAGTAACGCCTTGGACATAACAAAGATCCTGACTAGCATAATTATAATGAAACCATAAATAAATAGTTTCACCGGCAGAGAAATCTCCGTATACGCATCCTGTCATTTGTTGAGTGTCGGTATTCCAGGCAAAAGTATGATAAGAACTACCTGGCGAATTAGCGGAGCCAATCGAATAACGAAATAAAGTTCTAGCAACGATTTTTTTTCTTGTCGCCATAGGTATTGAACTACCGTCGGCAAGAACACTATCAAAAACTTTAGTGTACTTTGCAGTAAAATCGAGCACGTAACAATCTTTAGGAACGGTGATCGAATATCTCATCCATAAATTAAATTTATTCGTAGGATAACCTGTTGGTGAAACGCCATTATGAGAAGCTCCGAGCATGTATCGTGTACCGAAATCAGAAGTTTCGCCACTAGTATACGATGCAAACTGAGCATTTTTAACTACCGTCGCTTTCACCGTGGTACTAGCCTCGGCCACGCCGCTTTCTACTACAGCTACCGTTTCAGTAGCTACATCTTTTGCACTAACGGTGATATATCCAACTTCAAATTTCTTATTATTATCTACTCTGGCATTATGATTTGAAATATAGTACTTAAGCATATCGCCAGGGGTGGCCTCGGGCTTAGAATAAGGTCTCTGCTTAGAATCAAGAAGAAACGCTAATTCTCCTTCGCAATAGGTGTGCTTCTGATTATAGAAATCTTTTTCGTCATGTAGTACACGACCTCTAAAGATCTCTTCCTCATTTTGATACGCGGTGATAATCGTTTTCAGTTTATTGAGTTTATTATAAAGAGTATTTTGTGGCGGCATTGTAAAATCAAGCTCACCCGCTTTATTTAACTCAACTGTAAGTTTAGGAGAAAAAACTCCGCACCCCTGATTAGCGAGATGCGGAGCATACAACAGTTGATCGTCTGCGTATATCTTATACATTACAAACGACCTCCTCTATATTCGATAGAAACGGTTCCGTGCCCTGTAAAAATTAATTTATTCTCACCTTCCACGGTTACAATATTCACAACTCTAGATGTGCCATCGGCTAAATGATATGCCACACCATTAAAGTTAACATTTAAACCATTTCCATCGTCAGTTTTAACAATAAACGTAGGAGTTACACTCATACGTTGTCCAATAATAGTCATATGCAGACTTCCGTCAACAACTAAATCCTTATACTCTCGTATAACCCCAGTCTCAAAACTAAACGGGTCCCAAAGCCAATCTTCCAAAGAAGTAAACTGATCATACTTATAAGGAGCAAGATTATAATCGATAACGATTTTAGAGTTATGCGGATCGGATTTCCACTCATTAACAGTGAAACGGCCCTCATAGTAATACGAGGGCTCGTCTTCTAAAGTAGCTTTGCGAATCTGACCATGTAGATAGTCTAAAATCTTAGAATATAAGTTATACCATTCCTCATGACCGTTATCGACTATAAATTCAAGTGATCCGGTTCGAGCGCCATAGGCGATATCGCCGGTTAGTACTGTAGATAAATCAAGCTGATAATCAGCGCCAGGAATATCAATATATTTAGTCTTTACTTCTGGAGGATTAAAGACAGGGCGGGAAGAGGGAAATAAGTGCCAATCCGCCCAGGTATTTTTATCCCCGATAATTATAGAGTGATACATCAAATCCCCCTTCCTTTGTGTGTAGCAATGCGACCCAAGCCGCTATCAATTTTACCAATGAGTTCGCCAACAACAGTGCCACTATCCATACGAATATGCATATGACCGATTGCCTCCACCAGAGAACCAAAGTCACCACGAAGATTAGTAATGGCATTAACCACGCTGCGATTGCTATCATCGTTCATCTTCTGAATCTTAAATATAACGTCGTTAAGATTAGTTTCGGAATTAAAGTTAGCATGACTAGCATTAATACCGGCCAGATCAAGAGTTCGATTAGCGAACATACTATCAATGGCATTAGCTCCATTTTGAATGTTAGACAGATCAAGTACCGGACGAATAGTGGGATTGGTATCTACATTGCTATCGATGGCGCTCTTAATCTTAGAAATAGAATTAGCAAGGCCGTCAATAGCCGATCCGGCCATAGCAGAACCAGCTTTGTAAGACGTACTTTCGTAGTCGGTAAGTGCATTGATAAACCCCTGTCCGGAGAAATCGCCTACTTTATAGAATTCCTTCGAAGGTGAACTTATACCTAATCTGCGTATAGCAGCGTTCAACGCGGCAGCAGCTAATGCGCTACCAGCATAGGCGGCTTTGTATTGATTAGTTATAATACCGTTCACGAAACCGCTCACACAATAAGCGCCAGCACTAGAGAAAGACTTGTAATAATTACGAGCGCTAGTAACGGCCTGCGCTATGGCAGAACTGATCGTTAATTTAATCTTGATAACTCCAGATTTAATACCGGTGTTCAAACCATTGACAATATAAATACCGGACCGTTCGAACATGGCTGCACGTGCATTAATATAATTAAGCATCTGAGTCATTATATGAACACAGGTGACATTTAAAACCGCCTTCTTAGAAGTGATACCAGTTACAAGACCATCGACTAAACTGCTACCAGCAACCGCCATTCCAGAAGCAGCATCATTGATAGATTGTACCAGACCATTAGTAATAGATGATCCGAAATTATTAATAGATGCAATGACCGATTCATTAACACTGATTCCATTCAACGTTGTGAATAAATTGCTAATATCGGTGGTTATAGTGCTGAACGAAATTGTAGTAAACTTAGTAATCGAATCCGCTAAGTTATTAAGAAACGTTGGAATATGTGCAATGTCTCCGATCATACCGAACGATGCTATACCATTACCCAACGATTTAAGATTTGCTCCGAGTCCTTCGGGAAATATAACATCTGCCCATTTCTTAACTGAACCGGCAAGATCGCCAAGCGGTCCGACAATAGTTTCTAAAGACCAACCTCCAGCGAATGCAAAGCTAAATGCGGATACGCCATTAGCTATACTCTTTAGGCCAGTTTCAATACCTTCGGGAACAGTTACATCGACCCATTTCTTAATAGTACCGGCGAAATTTCCAAGAGGCTCGATTATGGCACCTAAGGACCATCCACCGGCAAAAGCAAATGTAAAAGCGCCGACACCGTTGGCTATTTTCTTTAAATCGCTTTCGATATTTTCGGGTACGGTAACGTCAGACCACTTCTTGACCGAATCAGCCAAATCGCCGAAAGGTCCAGCAGATGTCGCCAATACTCCGGCTCCAACACTCGCATCCCAGAATTTACGTACCGCCACAGCCAGTTTATCGAATTTATCAGGGAGACCTTCGGGGATCGTTACGTCTTTCCATTTATTTACGCCATCAGCTAACATACCTAATGCGGGAGCTACTTCAGCTAATGCACCAGCGCCCATACCACCAAAGGTGAATGCCTTTACACCTTCTGCTAATGTCTTTAGCTGACTACCAAGAGATTCAGGGACCGTAACATCAGACCATTTCTTAACGGAATCTGCTAAATTAGCAAGAGGTTCTACGATTTCGCCAATAGCGGCAGCGCCTATACCAGAGAAGGTATTAGCAAGACCGCCAAGGGCCACTTCGCCCATAGCCCTGCTCATAGCCTCTAAACCGCGTTCGATTTCAGGCCAGGACATAGAGCCAAACTTTTCAAGGGCTGCGGCTAAATCGTCAAGACCTTGAATCGCAAGTAGCAACGTGCCGGCGCCAACCAAGCCGGCTAATCCGCCGACCCAGCCAAGCGCACCAGATATAACAGCTACTTCAAGTAAAGCTCCACCCATAGCAGCTAAGCCACGACCGATTTCATCCCAAGTCATAGAACCAAATTTCTGGAAACTTATAGCGAGTTCGTTTAAACCCTGAACTGCGAGCCAAATAGCACCAGCGCCAAATATTCCAGCTATACCAGTAAGATAACCGAGAGCACCGCTAACAGCAGCTACTTCAAGTAAAGCTCCGCCCATGGCTACTAAACCTCTACCTATTTCGTCCCATTGCATTGCTCCAAATTTAACAAGATCGTTAGCGAGTTCATCCAAACTAGATATAACTATAGCTATCGCGCCAGCTCCAAATATAGACGAAAATCCAGAAATTTTACCTAAAGCACCTGTAAAACCGCTTACTTCAAGTAAAGCTCCACCCATAGCTGCTAAACCACGAGTTATTTCATCCCATTGCATTTCGCCGAAACTTTTTAATGCGATAGCAAGTTCGTCCAAACTAGTTATAACTATAGATATCGCGCCAGACGCGAATATACTAGAAAATCCAGCCAATGTTCCGAGACCGCCTAACGTAATAGCTAATTCGCCAAGGGTACCACCCATGGCAGCTAAGCCACGACCGATTTCATCCCATTGCATTTCGCCGAAACTTTTAAGAGCTGCGGCCAAGTCATCAAGAGATTGAACTACGACAAATATACCTATACTACTAAGTAAAGACTTAAAGCCTCCAAATTTCTGCAATACAGCCATAACGCCAGTCAACTCTAATAAAGCCCCGCCCATAGCGGACAGACCACGAGCTATTTGTTCCCAGGTCAATGTTGCAAACTTTTGCATAGCTTCGCCGAGCATCTCACAAGCCTTAGCTAACGCTATCATCGCGATACTAGTACTTAATGGGATTTTAGTCTCACCTATGATTTTAAGACCGGCGGAAAGGATTATTAAACCGCCACCAACACCGATAAGACCTTTAACTATTTCTTTAAAAGATAACTGAGCTATTTTCTCCATAGCAGATGATAAAATAAGAATTGCAGTGGATACTAATATCAACGAGAATGCCGCTTTACCGAGACCTTTAGGCTCAAATTTATTCAATGTCTTAGTCATGGTCGACATTGTTAATGTCAGCATACCCATCATAGCCCCTATAACGGTTAAAGATTTAATAGCTGCCCCAACATCGATTTCTGAAATGGACTTAAGTGCAGCAGACAGAATACCAACAGCAATAGAAATAGCTAATATAGATCCTATCTTTATACCGGTAGAAAACGCATTAAGTGTGTCTTTAACACCATCTAAAAGATCGGCCAACTTCTCTTTAATGCTAGGACCGTCGTCTTTTCCGCCGAAAAGTCCTTTAATAGCTTCAATAATCTTATCGAGGAAACCTGTTATTTTCTTAGCAGCTACAAATACACCACCGCCAGCGAGACCTGCAAAAATATCGCCAGCGGAAACGTTATCCCTAATCCATTCGAATACGGGTTTAACCGTATCCCATATCCATTTGGCAACATTTTTAATAACTCCGCCAATGGCCGCAATCGCATCGCCAAAACTCTCAATCGGACCGAGGGTGCCTTCTATCAAATCGGATATCAAATCGACTAAAGTCGACATAAAACCAGATAATCCACTGGCATCAAAACCATCATTAAGAGAGGTGAAGAAATCGCCAAGAGACGCAGTAGCATCTAAAAGGAATTTAGAAAGACCGCCAATACCGTCAGAACCAGCCAACTTTAAAAATGCATCAGCTACGCTTACCACAATCTTTCTACCAATATCAATGATAGAGAATACGCCCTTAAATATACGTTTTACTTTGTCGGCAACATCGGAACTAATCGTAAGATTTTCGGTGAACTTTTTAAGACCTTCAGATAAATCTTTAAGATTCTTAACTGTAATCGGAGGAAATATGTCTCTGAATGCTTCTTTTATCGGCGCAACAACACTACCGATCGCCTTAAAAACATTAAATAATGAATCGACTATATCAGCTCGACCGCCAGCGTCCTTCCATCCTTGAAGTAGATCGTTACGAGCTTTAGCTGACGCTTCAAGCACCGACCCAATGACTTTGGAAATCTCGGTTAATGTCTCTTTTGCTTCTTCGAAGTCGCCTATAAGAATTTCCCAAGTTTGTGACCAACCAGACTGTGCGGATTCCTTAAGGGTGTCCCATAACTGGGTGAATGTTTTTACCTTAGTTGCAGCGTCTTCAGCATTATCAGCCATCTTAAGAATATCCATAGCCTGCTCTTTAGATACTTTACCAGTGGCAGCAAGTTTCTCAGCAAGTTCATCATAAGACGCTGTTCCGTTTTTATTTTCTGCAACAAGTTTCTGTGCAGCAATTATCTGATCTTGTTCGACGCCGGTTAAGTTGGACAAATATTCAGCTGCGCCACTCTTAGTCATTTTAGACAAAGTTTCGGTAAGAATATCAGTCGTTATCCAACCTTCTTGTAACGATTCTCTAAAAGAACCGTTTTTCTTAATCATTTCATCTACTGCTACGCCATGAGTTCTAGCAGTTTCCTTTAACGCATTCTGGAATAATTCACCGCCCATACCAGCGTTAACGACCGAGTTCCAGTCCATGAGCTTAACTGTGCCAGAGGCCATAGCCTGAGAAAGCTGATACATTGCAGTAGATGCCTGTTGTGAACTAGAACCAGACATAGCCGCTAAGTTCGCTATACCCTGAATTGCAGAAGCAGATTCTTCGAGCCCAACACCAGCCGCGGTAAAGGTACCGATATTTCGAGTCATCTCTGCGAAATTATAAATAGTCTTATCCGCATAAGTATTCAATTCACCGATAACTCTAGTAACGTCATCCATAGTTGTGCCTTTACTAGCAGTATTGGACATAATTGTTTGGATAGCGTTCATCTTGGTTTCATACTCAGTGAAACCAGTTTTAATAGGATCTATAGTTAATGCGGAGATCATTCTCTTACCCGTATTAACTGCGGAATTCGTTATGTTAGCAAGGGCGGTTACTCCCATTACTTGTAAAGCTGAGAATTTAGCGGCGACAGTTTCAACAGCGTTGCCTAAACCAGACATATTAACGCTCTTAGCAGCAGAATTTACATTTTCCAATCCTTTAGAAGCACCAGTAAAGTTTAAACTCTGTTTAAGTTTCTCAAGAGTCGACATACTAGTAGCGGCATTTCTTTCGAACTGTCGATTATCGAATTGCATCGATACTATTCTTTCATCTACTGATCTACTCATAATTTAGTAACCTCCTCCCATGCATCATTAGCGATTTTATCAAAAATAGGCTGGATAGCAGGATTGATGTAATCACGACCCTGTACCCAGCCTCCAGTTCCGGTTCCATGTCCGTACTGTAAAATGATGGCTATAGAAACACCTTTATTAACATGCGAATTGTTATAGGTAATCGTGGCATAGCCTCTACCACGCTCTATTTCGTAGTACCACGAGTTAGCCGTTAAACCAGAATCAGTAGGGGTTGCAGATGCCAGAGCAGCAACTCCTTCTCGACCGTATTTGTCGAGGACTCCGAGGTTGACGACCTCTTTGGCTCTCTCTAAAAAACGAGTCGTTTTAGAGAAGTTACCCCGGTGTTTGAAAGTTATCATACAACCACCTCTTAACTCATTTACTTAATGCCCAGAAGTTTATTCCAAGTATTTATGCCAACTACGCCGTCAACTTCGAGCTTATTAGCTTTCTGATACTTCTTAACAGCAGCTTCAGTATCTGTACCGAATTCGCCGTCATCCTTGTATTTACCGCAAGAATATCCATAGCTGATCAAAAGCTTCTGGAGAGCCTTGACTTGATTGCCTTTATCTCCATTTTGAAGTTGATTGATAGAAACTGTACATTTAACAGTAGACTTAGTAGCTACCGTCTGCGTTTTAGTAGTATTAGTTGTTGTGTTAGAGCTTGCCCCGTACTTGGGTCTAGCATAACCTCGAATGTACCCCCAGCCAGCGTATATGTTACGTCTGCCAACAGCATCATTCATATTACCCTCGATACAGGTAATAGTATTACCGTTTATAGCTTCGACAAAGCCAATATGGTCGGCAAAACCATCGTTCGGTTGGGTGCTATCATCCCAGTTAAACACAATAATGTCGCCTACTTGAGGCTTGACCTTACCATCTTCAATCCAAATACCAAGCTTCTTGAAGATAGCGATGTGACGCTCACAACCTACTTCAGTACCGATAATGTCGACGGCACCAGCTTTAATAGCTACGGCAGATACAAAGCAATCGCACCAAGGGTCTGAATTAGTCATGTCATAACCACTTGTATTATTGTTATAGATCTTCAGAATTTCTTTGTACTTACCATTCGCTTCACTATACCCAATCCAACTTCTCGCAACATCGAGTACTGCTTTAGCTGTAACGCTCATTATTACTCACCCTTTTCGGTAGTTTTAAACTGACTAATAGCCTGGATAACCTTATCGTAACCAACCATCGCACAAAGCCAACTCATAAAGACAAGAGCGACGATACAAATAACGGACTGCTGGGTAAAGCCGACATTGCCAATAACGTTATAACAAACGCCGATGGCGCCAGACAGAACCATAGATACAACGCCCGCAAGGGTATTGGCTCGATAGGTCTTATTATGTTCGGTAGCGATCTTCTTGATAGCCTCAGTAACTAGGCCCGTAAGAGTAGAAGTAATAAGAAGACCAATCATAAAAGTTTCAATATTAACCATTTTGAATTTTCTCCTTCTTTAAAATTCATTTCGAGACTCTAGCTCGATTTCTTCGTTTTCGCATTCAGGATGAACTGCCGGAAAATCTTCTTTTGCTTGTTCGCCTCGTCGATTGCTAATAGCATGCTGTATGGAATTTTTAATCATCCATATAGCACCTCCGCATGATAGAGGAATGGCTACATTAGCACCAATAGAAGCCCACATCGAAGTGTCATAGCAATTCATTCCAGTTTCCTTACTTAGGATAGCTGAACTGATAGTAACGATAGTCGCTATAATAGACTGATAGACATTATCCACAATCCACATAACGACCATCGCAACGATAAACAAATCAGAAAAGTAATTAATAGGCGACTGTCCTAATCGATACCCTACGTCTTTTCGCATATGAATCACCCCTTTGTATTTAGTTTCTTTCGCCGTTCTGCATTCAAAGCAGCATTACGAGCTAGTATCTCTTTTCTGCTCATCTTCTTAGGCGGAGAGTTCTTAATATTACAAACTCGTATTAAAGTAAGCAGACGATTCAAATGCCATTTTTCGAATTTAATAGGTATGTTTAACGAGATCATCCAATAATAAATAAGCTCGGATGTGACAATTTCCCTATTAGTTTTACTAAGTCCATCTTCCGAAAAAGTAGTCGCAGTCATGGGCGCATCGATATACTCGTTTATCGCAGCGACATTCTCTTCAGTAAGATACTTATAAATCTCAGGATCTACATTCTGAGTAATAGTCATGCATTTAACATAATCTAGGACTTCCTCTACAGTTTTGTCATTTCTCGATAGAAACGGTTTACACCATTTGGATTCCCATTTTGAAATGGAGACGAGAGAATGCTCCAACTGTATTTTATGTTCTTTTACGTTGATGAATAGCTGTCTTTTTTCATCCCATAGTTCAACAGCCGGTACTGTGATTTGGAGCATCTCTCAACCCTCCCGAATATTCGTAGTTAGTTAACGGCTCTAAAAGTATTAGTAGGCATCTTATTAGCCATATCGGCAGGAATGATACCGTTAATAAATTCAGAAGCCTTCATATCGTTACTGAAAAGATCGATGATGAACTCATCATAAGCCAGAGTCTGCATAAACTCGGTCGTAGCCTTCTCGTCCTTGATAAACCGTCTGCCATCAGCAGACTTCACACCGTAAGACTTAACGATCAGTTCCTTAACGAAATTGAAAATACCGGAATTACCAAGCTTTTCAATCAGCTTATTGGCAGTTTCATTATTAACATCGTCTGTACTCTTGACAGTCTCAGTCATTTCATCAGGAAGACCAAAAGAAAACTCAATAAGTTCGCTCTTAGTCATGTTGAAATAAGCGTCTTCGGTTCTCTCCTTACCGTCGAAATCGGTGTAAGTAATGGTTCTCTTAATCATTTAATTATCTCCTTTCAAATTAAAAAGAGGGGTCGCCAGCCTTTCCTGAATACGACCCCCTAAATATAAAGTTAGTTATTAGCCAGCAGTACCAACGAGCTCAACGATCTCATCGGGCATGGGCAGACGAGCCTCAGCGGACTCACTACCGTACAGAACAGCCTCAAGAGCAGCCAGCTTGGTCTTATCAACCTTAGTAGAGTCGATCACGAGGCTAGCAGTAGGCTTAAAGCCAGTGACGACGACGGGAGTGGTCTTAACTTCCCAAGAGAAAGTAATAGCTTCGGGGCTATCATTGATGGTGGCATAAGCCTTCTCGGAAGGAGCAGCCAGAGCACCATAAATGATATGAATCTTATAACCATAGTCATTGTTCTGAATATCATTACCGAAAGCGGTACGGTAGCAAAGACCGAAAGTCTGACGAGCCTGCTGACCGACGGTAACACCGGTGGCGATTTCGGCAGAACCGTCACACATCAGGAATTCATCGGGGTAAGTATAAGCCTCGATGGTAGCACCGAACTCCTCAGCAGACACCATGTTAAGATACTTAATGTCATCAGCATAAAGAGGAGTAGACTCAGCGCCAGAGGGGCTTTCAGTAACGGCAGTCAGACCGTTCCAAACAACGCCCTTAGGGTAAGTACCATCATTGGTCATGGGGTACAGAACGCCCATCTTTACACCAGTTTCATAAAAGCGTTCGCCAACATTATCCCAAACAAGTTTAGCCATGTGTTTGTCCTCCTTTAGTAGTACAATATTAAAGTAGTATGATTGAGATTCTCAGATACAAAACTCCTGTCGAATCTACACATCATAAAATGCATAAGAATCATATCCGGAGTTTTACTATCCGGATCGGAGTCTATAACCGTAATCTCGTATCGATTCCGATTCTTGTAAATTCTGTCATCGGCGTATTGAGTATCGATATCGTCTCGAGAATATACAATGCACGGATACGACATTTTAATCGTCTCGGGGGGCTGGAAATAAACATTTCTAGATCCGAGAAGTGTACACAGTTCGTTGTGTAAATCAATTCGACTCGCCATTATACAAACCCCCGATAGAAAGAGTAAGTCGAGGGGGCTTAACTTCGACATTATTAATCTTCCATTTAGCCCCCTGGAAAGTAATATAACGCATGGAGTAGATATGATCGTTGGCGTACGGATCGGCTACAATACTGATCTCATTAGAGATATTAATACTGTCGTTAAGATACTCAGTAGACTGAAGTTTACGAGTATTTCGATATACATCGCCGTAATAATTACGTTCGGTAATCTTTTCATCCCATACGCCAGGATTCGTTTCTACTGTCTCAGCGTAGCCGATACTTCCGTACCATTTAGCCATTGACAATCACTCCATTTTGATTGGTTTACTCAGGAATCGGACTCGTCGACCGCAACCACGGTAGCAAGAACCGCGGTAGTAGCGGTGGTAGTATCGGCGGTAACGTAGG